ACTTTAGCTCACTGCATCTTGTTGCGTGTGCCCCTATCAGCTCTAAAGCGTCCGTTGGTTGTTGACTTTCTGTCCTACCATGACATGCTGTTGCGCATGCCCTTGTTAGATACTGCATACCTTCTGACTCGTCAGATTCAGTCTTGTGTTCTATCCTCAGGAATTCACCCACTGCAAAAGCGTTGCATTTCTTTGCCTGCGCCCTCGCATTGATCTTCCCCATCTTGTAGAACATTTTGGTAACAGAAGAAACATTGTTAATTGCTAGTAAAACATCATCACCATTATGTACACTGTCGACTATTCCACTCGTATTAAACACACCTGCTATTTCCATGTAGACATAATTTAAGACTGTGTTCATAAAAGTTGTCAGCCGCCAGCCTGATAGCAATGTCCCTTTCATCTTGTACCACTTGTCATTAGCTATTTCTTTTACTTTAACATCCCACACCGACGCCAGCACCCATTTCATTGCCTTGTTTTGATCTTCCGACATGTTAGACTTGAATGTATCATAATACGCTAGCAATACTGCATACATAGCTTCTGCAGAATGCTGGGCATTGAAATCATCGTAGTCATAACATAGCGATTCGCAGTCACGCAATAATATTGTCAGCTTCGCATGTACCCGTTTCGCTTCCGCTCCTGGTCCAACTGGAAACCTATCCCGCAACACATCTTCACATCTATACATGGCAAAGTTCGTAAGTACTGTGCTGGTTAAGTCAGTACCATATATCGCCCTCTGCTTAGCCCATTCATACTTTACCGATGGCCATGCTCGTATCTGTGCAGGCCTAGATAACATCTGTTCTAAATCTACTTTTGTCATTGAGCAGAGAGTAACAAATTTTGTCTTATGCCTATACGAGCTAGCTATATGCTGTTTGTCTTCCTCATACTGAGAATGGACACTACCAGCCGGCGACCATTCCCAACGTGCCGCTACATACTTTTCCCAACTCATCTTATTATACTTAAATCCGTGCTTTGCACCGTTATTAAACAGCTTCGTTGCCAAGTTGTAGACTATAGACGGGTTCGCTTCTACTGTGTCCGGCTGCACTCTATTCTCCTTTTCACTCTGCCAATCTATGCTACCTACCCCTCTATTAACCAACACATGTAACTCAAACATCTGAGTGACGTCCAACAGTTCCGCATTATGTAGCGACTTCAGCGGCGTCGAAACCGTAGATAGTCTTTTTGCCATCGCACCAACATCATCATCTTTATTTGCCAACATCACATTCAAAGATGCGTACGCCGCCCAGTCCTCACACATACAAAAGTACAACAAAAACGTAGACACTACTGCCTCGTTTATGCCGCTTATTGATCGCAATACCTTCAGCACTGCACCCATTATTTTCTTCTTTCGAGGAGATATCCCATCTAATCCCCACACCTCTTCAGGTCTCATGTGTGTATGATGTTCTCCAGTAATCTTTGATCTCTCAAACTCACCTTGTGTTGGTGGCGAGACATTACCTTTGATTGCATTAATTACAGATAACGAGTCATAGTTAATATAGGCTGCCAACACCGTCATGCCATTCTCTCTGCCATACAAATAACCATCTACTTGAGAGAATGCTGCCGATATCGCCTGTTTGACTCGAGGAGGTGCAAATACTACACTCTCTTCTACCGACACATAGACACCTATATACGCTCCTAGCACTAACCGCAAAACACGCACACCATACCAACCGTCTATTAGCCATCCGTGTGACGATTCCTGCCCATTACATTTTCTCTCGACATCTATCAGCACATGAGTTGCCTTGTGCCTGTCAACAACTGTCAACTTAGCTCTGTTTACATCTATCCACACGGGGACCTGGTTCGCTCTGAGCCTATATAATTTCTTCATTTTTTTCTTGTTTACTAATCCAGATGCAACCGCTTTTTTCCATGCACCCTGTGCCTGCAACGGCTCACTGTCTACCCTCTCAATTACGTCAAATTGATTTTCATTGTAACTATTCAGCGCTACTTCTTTGCCTAACTTACAATAGCACACTGAGTTGTGTTTAACCATTTCAGAAGTAAATTTATATGTGTGCCTTGCCCCGTTGTAAGTGGCGCCATCGCACATGTAGCAGCATTTTCTTGTTTTCTCTACGTCTCCTCCACCATCAATGGGATTACCGCGGCGTTCGTTGCTTCCTCCTCGTGAAAACCCGACCCATCGCGCCTTATGTAGCCCCTTAGCTTCTTTATTCCTGCGGAAACATCCACTACGAGATCACCGGCAGACGGCGGCACCGCATGTCCCCCATACTCGCTCACCCTATACTGCGTCCCGCCAGCGTCACGCTGTACATAGTGTGTCATTAACTGAAGTGAATATTCTAGTTCTGCGTCAGATTCTTTGGTATGTATGTTGGGCAAATTAATAAAATGGTTCTCTCTTACTTCTTTTTTGTTAACTTTTATTATTTCCAACCTATCCTCTTGTGTCATTTGCAGGCAATAAGTGAACGATGCCGAGTTTGACGCAAAAAACCGACTACCATTCACCGTTTCTACATTCCTTATACCCACATCCTCACCGCAAAGCCTTGCTATCCAAGCATATTCGTACGCCTCATACATCGTACAGGCTACCCCATACCTGTCTTTTTTTCCCTTGAATGACACTTTACCTTTAAGTGCCCAAGGCCCCGTCTCGCCGAACATCGGCAGGGGTAACAACATAAACGGTACTCCCGGCGGCGGTAATACTGAAACGTCGGTGAAATATGACCCACTAACCTCTTCTAACTTATACCCATCAAAGTCCATGATTGGCACAACCGGTACTCGGATTGGTTCACTGAAACTGCCATCTGCTATACCCCTTATGTATACATACGCACCTGTTACCCCACTACGCGGTACACCGACTCTTAGCGCCTCACTGACGGCTGCAGAGAACTGCGTTTCAGGCTTGATTATATACTCTTCAGATAACAAGATGTCAGTAGGCATCTCTTCATTTTGCCGCCTCACCGCCCTAGAATATAACCCAACATACGCTGCCATCGCCTTGATCGTTGCGTATAATGACAAACGTTCGATTTTGTCTCCCAAAAAATAGAACTCGTCTAGCGACCTAGAAGATAATATTGCTCCCTCTCCTTCTATAAGAAAGGAATATCTCGCCCTTGATGCACCAAACTTCGGTATGCAAGCCACTCGAGTCGTCGCCAACCATGCATTGCCCTCACACGTGTCTGGCACATATTGCATCCACATATCGCTTATAACTGCTATCGCATCTGATAAATTCGAAAAGAGTCTGTTTGCCATCACATAGCGCCTTAACGCAGTCATCGACTGCTGTGACGTCAATGCTGCCGGCACCATTGGGTCATCTCCTTCCTCCGGCGCGATCCACTGTAACATATTTACTTTCTCTTCTCTACGATAATTTATTACTGGCGCCAACATTTCAGAATCAAAGTCTAAAGTGTATCTAGAGTTGCGCACCCATGTACCCGTCATCGCAAGAATAAACCTAGATGAGGTTGTATCCATTCCGCGTAGACTAATGATATTGTCAAAGTTAGAAGGCAACACATCGCTCTGATGTGTATATTGAGGGTAGTTCTCATCTATGTCTCCGCCAGGCCAGG